ACAGGAAGATGATGAGATCAAAAGCGTCGTGAAATCTGTGGCCGAACAAAGAAAATTCTTGGAAGAGAGGTACAAAAAATTTAAAAACAAAAAGGATGAACGGAATGCATAATAAAGAAGAAGTGGAGAAATCATCGCTGGAATATTTTAGCGGCGACGAACTTGCCGCCAATGTTTGGGTCACAAAATACGCGCTAAAGAACAAGAAAGGGGAGTTTCTCGAAAAGACTCCCGATGATATGCACAGAAGGTTGGCCGCCGAGTTCGCGCGAATTGAAAAGAAGTTTGGCGGAGATAGAAGCCTGTCGGAAAAGAAGATTTACAACCTTTTGAAAAATTTTAAATATATCGTACCTCAGGGATCGCCTATGATGGGAATTGGTAATGACCACGTTAACGTGTCATTGTCTAATTGCGTCGTCGTTGAGTCTCCCGAAGACAATGTTTCCTCCATAATGGATTCTGGCAAGGAGTTGGCCAACTTATTTAAGCGTCGCTGTGGTGTGGGACTAGACATATCTTGTCTCCGCCCGGACGGCACATCGGTGAATAATTCCGCTGGAACTACAACCGGCGCATGGTCTTTTGCCGATTTCTATTCGTATGTGTGCAGGATGATTGGACAAAATGGGCGTCGCGGCGCCCTGATGGTCACGATGGACGTTAGACATCCTGATATCGAAAGTTTTGTCACGATGAAACACGACTTAACTAAAGTAACTGGCGCTAATGTATCCGTTAAGATAAGCGACGACTTTATGGAGGCCGTCAAGAACAAACAAAAGTTCAAGCTTAGATATCCAGTCGAATCTGACAGTCCGGACTACGAAAAGGAGATAGATGCTAGTGAACTTTGGAATTTAATCGTTCAGTCGGCCACAGAAACTGCCGAACCAGGCTTGATGATGTGGGATAACATACTGAACAATTTACCAGCTAACGAATATGCGGACAAGGGATTTAAGACTTTGACTACCAATCCGTGCGGCGAGATCCCTCTTTCAGCTTACGATTCTTGTCGACTCATCTCTATCAATCTTAAGAATTTCGTCAAGAATAAATTCACTGACAGGGCAAAGTTCGATTATAAAAAGTTTTCCGAAGTCATCTCAGCAGGCATGAGATTGTCCGATGACTTGGTTGAACTTGAGGTTGAAAAGTTAGAGAAAATTATTGGGGTCTGCGACACGTCGGATGAAAAGCAGATGTGGTCAAAGCTCTTGGATGCCTGTAAGAACGGACGTAGAACGGGTCTGGGTACCCATGGATTAGCCGATGCAATTGCGAACCTTAATTTAAGATATGACAGCCCAGAAGCCTTGAAAGAGATAGATAAAATTTACGAGACTTTGAAACTAATTTCGTACGGTGAGAGCGCTGATCTGGCTAAGGAACGCGGCGCATTTCCAATTTTCGACTGGAACGCAGAAAAATCGAACGCCTATATCTCGAGACTGCCAAATTTTTTGCGGGACAAAATTTCCAGATTTGGGAGACGTAACATTTCGATATTGACAAACGCTCCGACCGGGAGCGTGTCGATATTATCTCAAACTAGTTCGGGGCTCGAGCCCGTATTCCGGAACAGCTATACACGTAGGAGGAAGCTTTCTCACGATGAGAGGGATACGGAGGCGGACTTCATTGACGAGCTTGGTGATCGCTGGTTAGAGTATAAGGTGTTTCACCACAACGTACGAGAATGGCTCGAAACCGCCGGCGCAACTCGCACGGAGTCTCCGGATTCATTACCGGATTTTTTCGTTACCAGTGATCAGATTGATTGGAGACGGAGGGTCGAGATTCAAGCGGCGATTCAAAAGAATGTCGACCATTCCATTAGCTCTACGATTAATCTTCCCAAAGGCACAGATCCGGCGACCGTAGCAGAGTTATACTTTTTAGGCTGGGAAATGGGGCTGAAGGGCATTACGGTGTACGTCGATGGTTCTCGTTCCGGAGTACTTGTTACTAACGAAGAAAATATGAGAGAATTCTCAGCTTCTCAAGGTCACCCGCGCCCAGAGAGTGTTGAGTGCGATATCCACCACACCACTATTAAAGGTGAAAAATGGACGGTTCTTGTTGGGCTTCTAGACGGTCGACCCTACGAGGTTATGGGCGGTCTTTCCAATTTGATCGAGATTCCAAAAAGTTTAACGAAGGGCGATCTGACAAAGATTAGATTTAAAACCAAGGAAAATCGCTACGATCTCACGGTAGGCAAGAACGGCGATGAAATGGTTGTGCGAGACGTGGTGAAACTTTTCGACAATCCGAATAATTCGGCATTTACACGAATGATATCGCTTTCCCTTCGCCATGGCGCTAAACCAAGCTTTTTGGTTGAACAGCTTCAGAAAGATAAAGACAGTGATATGTTTAGTTTTGCCAGGTGCCTGGCAAGAATTCTTAAAAATTATATTCAGAATGGAGAACAGGCATATTCAGACAAGGCATGCTCATCCTGTAACACTGAAAACGGCTTGATTTACCAAGATGGCTGCGTCACGTGCTCTTATTGTGGATATGCAAAATGCGGATAAAAAGGAGTTATTATGAGAATTAGTCCAAGAAATCGCCACATCGTGGTGGAAAAAGTCGATGACAAACAAGAAGAATCAGAGTCAAATGTTCTTCTGCCTGCAAGTTATAAGATGCCAGACGCGCCTTATGCTATAGTTAAAGTCATAGAAATTTCGCCCACTTGTGTGATCAACGTCAGTAAGGGCGATAAAATTGTAGTTGAAAATTCTATGATTCAAAAAATTGATATTTGCGAAGATGAGTTCTATTTAGTATTAGAGAATTATGTTTGCGGAGTTTTAACTAATAGATGAACAAAGATACAAAAGAACTTGTAAAGAGAATGGTGAGACGGCAATTGAACGAAGGTGGGTTCTTAAGAGTGCACAGAATGCTCTTGGGAATGGTACCACAGGTTGATGAAGTTGCTATCTTGACGGCATGGAACCCTAATGCGGAGCAGCTGCCTCGCGACGAAAACAACCAGCGAAATAAAGAGTTGTTCAGAGATTTGAAGGCTGCTGGCTACGGGCCTATAAAGATTAAGGGGAAGTTTGGCAACTTTGAGAAGTCGCTATTGATACCTAACATGAGCAGATCCAATGTCGTAGAAATGGGCCAGCGATATGGCCAGGAAGCTGTGATTTGGGGCTCTAAAGCGGAAGATGACATGGGTGGGATTAAAATGATATTTCAATATCTCGAAGACGGTCGAGCCCAAGACGCAAGAGATGTTGTGCTGGTGGGTAAACATAAACATGGCGAAGGCGATGTGGAAGATGTACAGGCGAAAGAAGATTATTATAGCGAGAAAGCAGGAAGAAAATTTGTAATCCCATTTTTTGACGAAAATTGGGAGTTTGAGATTGACTCTGATAGTATAGAAGAGATATTGCTAAAGGAGAGTGTCCCAGAGACACTTTTGGCTAAGGAACTTTTACAGAAGATAGAAGAAAGAAAAAGTAAATTAGCTGTTCCAAATGCATCTAAAAAATATTATTGGCACCACAGGTGTATTATGAGAGAAAATGTTCGAAGACTTAAAAAATTAGTAGATTCGTACAATTCATTAGTTTAAAATAGTAAAGAGGTTTTAATGTTATTAGCAGAAGTACTTTGCATGGCCATATTTTCAATTGGTATGCCAAATGCAGATTTTGCGTGCTATCACGTGCAGGCCGTAGTGGAAGCCGCCGAAAAAAATAAAATAGATCCAGTTGTCCTCATGTCTTTGATTTATGTCGAAAGCAGATGGAACCCAAAAGTGGTCAGCAAATCGGGAGCGTGTGGTTTGACACAGATCATGCCGCGCTGGTCAACCGATAGGAGGGGGAAATTTGGCAAACGCCTGACTTGTCGAGAACTTTTTGTTCCTGAGACGAGCATCAAACGCGGCGCGAAAATATTTGCGTATTGGTTTCATAAATATGGTAAGAAGAGATATAAGACTGCTTTGTGCGGGTACAATGCTGGGTTTCGATGCAAAGGTGCCCACCGGTCGCCACGTGGCCTTGCGTACGCAAAGAGAGTGTTAAGGTACACAAATAAAATTAAAAAAGAAATGAGACTCATACGCAAATACGACGAAGAGGAGATACCGGGATGTATGATCAATGAATGAACATGTGTATGAGTATGACGAGTTCGTAGTTGGTTCTAATCTGAGCGCTTTAGTTTATTCTTACTCAAATTCAATGCCGCTGGTTTTCAACAACACATACCAGCCATATTTTTTCGAAACATTCCCACCAGAGATGAATTTGGACCATCTCTTTTTTAAAAATGAAGAGAAGAGTCTGAAGGGATGTAAAAAAGATAAACAAGTAGGGGCATCAAAATATGAAATTTGGAAACGACTTTTATTTGTACAGTCGCTAGCCGGTTTGGTACCACTATCAGCCCGGGCAGCCTCCATAAGGATAGAGAATGAGAATACTGCCAAGATCATGACGCAGAATTTTAAATCTGTATCTGTGAAATTTAACACATTGAGGTTGTTTGATGACGAGAATATTTTTGGACTTGACCATGTAACAAAAAAAAACAAAAGGTACGAAGTCGTTGATTGGGTTGATGTTAAATCAGGTATGGTCCACGATTATGATTTTTTAGAATCTTCAATCGACTTTGTTAGGGAGGTCCATTTTTATTCGTCCGATAGAATAGATGGTAACTCAAATAAAAAAGACCTCGTGTCAGTTTCTCACTTAGATGAACAACAGCTAAAAGATTTTGATTTTTCTGACACCATGGCAAAATTTAAAATATTGAAAATGATGAAGCGCGCCGGAATCAAAGGAGCGAGAAACGGTAGGGACGTATTAAATCCGGACCGTTACAAATACTACGCTCTAAACATAAAACCTAGAAAGAGAGAAATAAGAAAATCATGTTTGTTGGGGCAATATGAAAATAAGAAAAACTTGATTTTTGATCGTAGAAGGGACGAGCAGGTTATAAATGAAGAAGACTGCTTGATTAACGACTATTGTTTTAAATTAAGCAGAACAATTTTTAAAGATGGATTTAGAGAAGAATAAAAACTATTTTCATTTGGCAGGGATAATTCCAGTAGCCGGCCGCAAATTAGATTTTAATTTGCCATGGCACGACTGCTGTATGCCTATTGCTGCAAATTATTTAGCCATTGAAAGAGCGGCGGTTGAATGTGCGTATGCAGGCTGTGAAACAATATGGATTGTTTGTCATGACGACATGCAACCTTTGATAAGACACAGACTAGGTGATTATATTAACGATCCAGTCTGGGTCTCCCGTATAAAGGATCAGCGGCCTTCGGAAAGCAAAAAACAAATCCCGATTTTCTACGTACCGATTCATCCAAAAGATAGAGACAGGAGAGACTGCTTATCCTGGAGTGTGTTGTATGGCGCTCAGTCCTCTTACAATGTGGGTGTACAAATTAGCAAGTGGGTCGTTCCGGATAGATATTATGTTGCTTTTCCGTACGGTGTTTACCCCGTGGAATTCTTACGAGAACACAGAGCTACAATTTCCAGTAAAAAGGGATTTTATTTATCTCATGATAATAAAACGGTTAAGACCGGCGAGTACTTGGGGTTTACATTTAATAGCGAAGAGTTTTTAGTTCTAAGGAAGCGGTTACGCAGCAAAGCAACAGGTCTTTACACACCGGAACTTAACAAGAAGGGGCTGCCAGATAAAAAATATTCGGCCGAACAGAGGTATTCAGCAAGGTTTTTTACTTTGGATGAGGTGTTCGAACCGCTGGCTATAGCCGCCAAACACTCAGTGGAAATTCCTTGTTATCATGACATCAGTAGTTGGGAGGGTTATTGTCGATATATAGCTTCGAAGGGTAAGGAACAGATTCGAAGACCATCCAAGGGCATCCTGTCGTATCATGAGTTTAATAAAATTGGCCAAAAAGAATGAAACATTGTGTCGTTTATTGAAATTTCGCACTATTTATTAATGACCAAATTCAGGAGAAAACTTAAATGGGATTTAAATCAGGACCATCAACTTCAGCCGGAGAGGGCTACAAAATCACAAAATCTACAACAAACAACACTTTAAATTTTGGCCTCAACAACAACAATGGCGGAGATTATGGTTCAATAACCGGAGCGATGGGTAATGTGCGAGCTGGTACAGTAGTTGGACAAATAAACACCACCAATTTGGGTGCTGCCGACTCCGCGTATGGAAGTGTTGCCGCCGCAGGAGTTTTGGTCACTGATACCATTGTCGCCACTCCCGTTGGGAGTTACAAGATTCACATAAATAATGTTACCAACGGCGGCTTTTTCTTCACCGCCGCGAATGACTCTGGAGTCGAAGTCACCGCCCATGCTTCGAACGCTTCCGCCCAGATTAAATTTAACTGGGTAGCATTATAATATTTTAAATAAAAGTCTTGACAATTAAATAGTACTGTGTTATTCTGAGACTGTAAAATAATTGGAGACTTGATTTGTCTAAAAAAATATCTTTCGCTGGCTTACACGCACATAGTGGCTTAAGCCTCAACGATGGGCTGGGTTACCCACAGGACCACATGACCTTTGCCTATGAGAACGGCGGAGATGCCCTTGCATTGACCGATCATGGACACATGAATGGTTTACCTTATCAGGTGCTACATGCGATGAAGATGAAGGCCGCCGGTAAGAATTTTAAGCCAATTTTCGGTGTAGAGGCATATTTTTTACCTTCTCTAGAGATATGGCGGGATGAGTATGAAAAGGCAAAAAATGAGAAAAAAATAAAAAAAAATGACATCTCTCTAAGTATCGAAGATGAAAAAGCTTCTAAGCAAAAAATGAAGGATATACTCAAGAAAAGGAACCATTTGATTCTTCTTGCACAGAACCAAACGGGTTTGAACAACATATTTAAGCTCATATCGGAGAGCTACAAAAATGAAAACTTTTATCGGTACCCTCGTATTGATTACAATCTTCTTGAGAGTTGCAATAGTGGAATACTTGCTACCAGTGCTTGTCTTGGCGGTGTGTATGCTGGCGATTATTGGGACCATAGGGATAGCGGGAATGTTGCTGTTCTAGACGCCATGCGTCGCACTACAGAACGCATGCAATCCATTTTTGGAGACCGCTGGTATGGAGAGGTGCAGTGGAACAACATACCAGAGCAGCACGAACTCAACCAACACGTAATTCAAGTTTGTAAAGAATACGACGTAAAGCTTATTTCAACGGCCGACAGTCATTACCCAAATCCTGATGCCTGGAAAGACCGCGAGCTATATAAAAGAATCGGCTGGATGGGAAAGGGAGGCCTCCCGGAGTGGATGTCTTCTGACTTACCCATAGACGTGGAAGAGATAGGCTACGAGCTATATCCGAAGAATGGCGAGCAAATGTGGGAATCGTACCACAAGTACTCAGATGATCTTAAGATACATTATGACGACAATCTCATAAAGGACTCTATTGAAAGGACAGCGTACATTGCCCATGATAGAATTGAAGATTTCATGCCGGACAATGAAGTGCGTCTTCCGAAGTTTATCGTGCCAAAAGGGAAGAGTGATGTTCAGGCATTGACAGAGTATTGCCTCGCGGGTCTTAAGGAAAAGGAACTTGAGAAGAAAAAAGAGTATGTTGACAGATTGAAAGAAGAACTTTGTGTTATTCGGGATCGTGGATTCGCAAAGTATTTCTTAACAATGCATGCCATCGCAGACAAGGCAAGTTCAATTCAGCTAACCGGTCCTGGTAGAGGCTCAGCCGCGGGTTCCTTAGTTGCATACGTACTTGGTATTACGCAAATTGATCCTATCAAGTATGGCTTGCTGTTTTCTCGATTTCTGAGAAGGGACGCAGTGGACTACCCAGATATTGACTACGATGTGTCCGATCCAATGCAAGTAAAGGAAATGCTGATCGATGAATGGGGAGAAACGACGGTAGTTCCCATTTCAAATTATAATACGCTACAACTTCGATCTCTAGTCAAGGACATTGCAAAGTTTTATGACGTTCCTTTTATAGAAGTGAACAACGTTACCGGCAGGATGATAGCTGAGGCCACCCCTATTGCTAAGAAAGCACACGGCATCAAGGCTGGTGTGTACGTTCCTACTTTTGATGAAGTGATGGAGTATTCTGAAAGCCTTAAGTCGTTTCTCACAAAATACCCTCAAATTAAAACACATATCGACGCCTTGCTAGGGCAGGTTAGAAGCATATCAAGGCATGCCGGCGGGGTTGTTATAGGCGAGGATTTGGATAAGTGGATGCCCTTGATTAATAGTGGAGGAGTCAAACAGACTCCATGGAGTGAAGGACAAAACGTCAGACATCTCGAACCGCTTGGTTTTATCAAGTTTGATATTTTAGGCTTGGCATCCCTACGAATGATTGAAGACGCTATCCGCCACATCTTGAAGCGTCATCACAACGTAAGCGAGCCTACATTTGAGGACGTTAAAGAATATTATAATGAGTATTTGCATCCGGATAAGATTAACCTCAATGACCAGCAGGTGTACAAGAACATATTTCATAAGGGCAAGTGGGCAGGAGTTTTTCAATTCACAGAATCTGGAGCGCAAAAATTTTGTGTTAAAGCGAAGCCAAAAAGCATCATTGACATTGCGGCAGTTACATCGATTTATAGGCCCGGGCCATTAAGTGCAAACGTGGATCAAAATTATGTCGATGCCAAGAGCAATCCCGGAAGTATCCACTACGTCAACAAGCTTGTTAAAGATGTAACAAAGGAAACCTACGGGTTTTTAATTTTTCAGGAACAGATTGCTCTCTTGGCTCACACATTGGGAGAGAACCTTTCTCTGGATGAAGGTAATGCGTTGAGAAAACTTTTAACGAAAAAAGGCACAGGTAGTCATGAAGAAAAGAAGAACAAGATCTACCAAAAGTTTGTTAAGGGATGTTTAAACAAAGGGTTCGAGAAAGAGCAGGCCGATAGATTGTGGCAAACTTTTGAATACTTTTCGGGCTATGGATTTAATAAGTCTCATGCAGTCAGTTATAGTATTCTTAGTTACCAGTGTGCATGGTTGTTTAATTACTATCCTTCAGAGTGGATGGCCGCTTTTCTCGACAAGGAACCCGAGTCCAGAAAGGAACGCGCAGTTAACATTGCCAAGTCTATGGGCTTCAAAATTGAACCAGTAAATATCAACACCTCTGGAACTGTCTGGGAGATATCTGCAGATGGGAAGACACTCATCCAACCATTGACGGCCGTCAAGGGCCTGGGTGAGAAGGCCATTGAACAGATATTAACGCACCGCCCCTTTGAGACGATTGACGAACTGCTGTTCCACAAAGAAGTGGTTTATGGTAAACTTAATAAAAAAGCTTTGGATGCGATGTGCAGGGCCGCCGCGCTGGACACTCTTATTGATGAGAGGTTTTCCGGAACAAAGCACTTCTGGTCCGCTGCTGTCGTCGATAGACCCAAAAATCCAAAGAAATTAATTGAAAATATAGAAGTGTACGAAAAAGAGGGAGCTTTTTCGGTTGAAGAAAAGATTGTTCACTTGTCAGAACTCACTGGATTGTTCCCCATGCATTTGGTTTTAAAGGAAAAGGTAAGACAAAAGTTGGAAGAACTGTATGTGCCGGCAATTTCGGATTATGATCCTGAATTAGAATTGGTGTGGTTTATACCTAGAAAAATTGTAAAAAGAAAAACAAAGAACGGGAAAGATTACTGGATTATAAATGTTGTTGATTCAAACAATATAACAACTCAAATAAAATATTGGGCGCCAAGAGAAGGTGACAAAGTATATATCAATCGACCATACATGGGAAGGCTTGATTATGATGAAAATTGGGGGTTCTCTACGCGTTCAATCCGTCACGGTTTTAGAGTAATAGGATAATTTTTAACAAAAGGAGTTATAATGAAGCTTAAATTTTATAAAATTAGAAAAAATGCAAAACTGCCCTCGCGAGCATACTTGACTGATGCGGGAATGGACTTGTTTTATTGTCCAGATCCAAATCAGCAAGCTGATTGCTACTGGCAACCAGAAGGAGAGTATAAGATCCCTCCGGGCGCGTCTTGTTTGGTGCCAACAGGACTCCGCGTAGACGTTCCAGTGAGTCACATGTTTGAAATTAAAAATAAGTCCGGCATTGCTCACAAAGAAAAGTTAATTGTCGGCGCATGCGTAGTTGATCCTGGCTACACTGGAGAAGTTTATGTTAATCTTCATAACATTGGCGGTTCGACCAGAACCATAGAGCCCGGACAAAAAATAGCACAGGCAGTTCTTCTACCGGTCGCGATCTGCGCGCCAGTGGAAATACTATATGATCCTTCAGAGATAGAAACAAATCGTGGCGAAGGCGGGTTCGGAAGCACGGGGTTAATCTAATGAATAAAGATACACAGAAAACAATGTTCTCGTCAAAATCAGCTGAGTGGGAAACACCTCAAAAGTTGTATGATATGTTAGATTCAATATTTCACTTTACTCTGGACCCCTGTGCCACTGCTGAAAATTCAAAGTGCAGGAAACATTTTACAAAAGAGGAAAATGGTTTGAAAAAAAGTTGGAAGGGTCAAACTGTTTTTATGAACCCTCCATACGGCAAAGACATCAAAAAGTGGATTAAAAAAGCTTACGAGGAGAGTAGAAACTCGAATACAACTGTTGTTTGCCTGCTGCCAGCAAGAACAGACACGAAGTACTGGCATAACTACTGCATGAAGTCCCAGAGGATCTACTTTGTGAAAGGAAGGTTGAAATTTGGAGACGCAACAAACTCTGCTCCGTTTCCGTCCGCTGTAGTTGTCTTTAAACGCTCATGGTTCAGCCTTAGAAAACCAAAGGTTTACACGCTATGTCAAAAATAGAAAGAAAGATGCGCCGCTCAGCTCAGCGCCAAAAAAAGAAAGAGCTTGAAAAGGATATGGTACAGAAGGTGGCCTTGTTTGGACAAATCCCGGACAACTGTCTCGTTTGTGATAAAGAATTTGACAAGAACAATAAAGAGATGGTACAATCTTGGTATGTGATTGTACGAGAAGAAGAGAAAAAAGTTAATTTGTACTGCCCCGAGTGTTGGGCCCGCGCAAGTGAGCTTATTTCTAATTTACAAGAAGGAGATTTAGATGGAAGAGAGTCTTAGTTTTGATGACGTTTTATTAGAACCAAAATACTCCGATGTTAAAAGCAGAAACGAAGTTGATATTGGGAACCACTTAAGCGAAACAGCGTATTTAGAACTGCCAGTCATATCAAGTCCAATGGACACGGTTACCGAAGATGAAATGTCATGGGCCATGTATGATGAAGGTGGTTTAGGGGTGGTCCATAGATACAATACAATCGAGGAACAAGTTGCTCTCGTTAAAAAGAGGGGAGGATTCTTAGCTGCAGCAATTGGTGCGACTGGAGATTATCACGAACGGGCCCGGGCCTTATTTGATACTGGTGTAAACTATCTATGCTTAGATGTAGCTCATGGTCACCACATCCTGGTGAAAACCGCGCTTAAGACGCTAAGGGACACTTTTGGAGACAAAGTTCATCTTATGGCTGGCAACGTTGCAACCCTTAAAGCCTTTAATGATTTGGCAGATTGGGGAGCGAATAGTATAAGAGTTGGTATCGGCGGCGGATCTATCTGCAGCACGAGGGTAAACACAGGCCACGGAGTACCAACATTCCAGTCAATACACGATTGTTCGTATACGGATAGAGATGCTAAGTTGATTGCTGATGGTGGGATTAGGAACAGTGGCGACATCGTAAAAGCTTTGGCGGCTGGCGCAGATTTTGTCATGCTTGGGTCAATGTTGGCTGGCACTGATGAATCACCAGGAGAAATATTTACAAGCGGAAATAAAAAATATAAAGTTTACAGAGGTATGGCTTCCAGATCAGCACAACTTGATTGGAGGGGAAAATCATCTTCTCCTGAAGGAATATCAACCACCATACCGTATAAGGGCCCTGTCACCGATATCCTTCGTGATATTAGGGGAAATGTTAGAAGCGGCTTTTCCTATTCCGGAGCCCGTGACTTGCGAGAACTACAGTCGAAGGCAAAGTTTATCAAACAAACTCCTGCAGGACAATATGAGAGTTCCACACACATACTGAGGAGGTAACGCGATGATTTATGGCCAAGAATTAAAAAAAATTGTATTTGAAGAATCAGACAAGCGCCATGGCGACTTAAAAATAAGATTACATGCGGATGATTTGAAACAGGGCGAATTTTTTAGTTTGATGATCTCAGGATATATCGAGAGAGATGAGCGAATTGTAAATTTTGTCGAAGAGTACAAAGAAAACAATGATATTCAGAGCAAAGAGAAAAGAGCCAAATCTAAAAAATTGTATGACCAGTCTGGTGAGGTTAAGGATAAGTTTGCCTTGAATGAGGGAGAGATAAAGAGTATATTTGATTTATTAGAAAAGGAGTGTCCAGAATTATGAGTTTAAAAGAGTGCAGTAAATGCTGTATTAAAAATGGAGTTTCTTGCCCAATTAAAGATTGCGAAAATTGGCTTGATTACGAGGAAGACTTGAATTGTATGTTAGTTGCCATAGAAAAAAACGGGGCAATGACTTTGAGAGAAATTGCTGATAGGTTGGGTCTGAGCTTTGTCAGAGTGAAGCAAATTCAAGACAAGGCTGCGCGCAAGATGATAGATAACTGCCCAGATTTAAAGGAGATAATGGAACATTATTGCGTTAACATACCTGATTGAATTGGGCGCACAGGGCCCAGAAAAGAAAGAACGCAATAAAATACAATGACTTAAGCCTTTTTAGTATATACGTGACTATTTATGTATGATGCTCTATTAACCAACACATCAGGAGTTTATAGTTATGGCAAGAAAGAAAAAGAGTTCTAAAAAGGCCCGCAAGGCACAGACGCTTACCGAGGCAAAGACTGAAGCCCAGTCACTTCTCAACGAAACTACCATTCGCCGCTTTCAGAAGTTGGCAAATATGAATGTTTTGTCGGAGCTGGATAAAACCGGCGAAGAACTAACGCAAACCGATCCAACGGTATTTACCAAAGGTAAGAAAACAACTGGTGGTAGTGAAGCCGGCCTAAAGAAAACTGGTGAAGAGGTGACACAAAAGAAAGAAACGGAAATCAAGGGTTCTGCTGCCACCGCCGCTCAAAAAACTGACGAGCAGCAGCTAAGGGAACAAAAAGAACTCGGAATGGAAGATGAAGAACTCGGAATGGAAGATGAAGAACTCGGAATGGAAGATGAAGAACTCGGAATGGAAGACGAAGGAGCAGTAGTGGACGAGGGAACTGTAGAAGATTTAGTTTCTGCTATTGCCGATGCTATCACTGATACAACCGGAATTCCTGTTAACGTAGAAGGGGGAGACGAGGAAGATCTTGAAGGCCTCGAAGGCGAAGAAGATTTTGAAGACCTCGAAGGCGAAGAGGGTCTCGAAGGTCTCGAAGACGAAGGCGAGGGGGAAATGATGCCTCCTGAAGAAGAGATGATGCAAGAATCTTATGATCCACAACAGCTTAGAAATTATCTGATCTCTGAAGTTTCAAACAGAATTCGAGCAAGAGCCCAGCACGAACAGCAGCAACGAGCTTTGTACGAACAGCAATTGCAACAACAGGCCTTGTATGAGCATCAGGTGAAACAACAGGCCGTTGCACAGCAAGAAGCTAAGAAGCAGCAGCTAGCAGAATCGCTTGCAAATCGAATTTTTACCAGATTGAAAGGTAAGAAACAAAAAAAGTAGGCTCTAGTTAATGAGGGGGGCGTAGAAATGTCTGCGATGTCTCTTAAAGAACTACAACACCTCAAAAAGAGGGGAGAGATCTTACACCATATTCAAGATCAAATTCCTGGTTTTAAAATAGTGCGGAAAAAAGAGAGCGCTCTGATGAAGTTTCTATCTTTTTTTCTTTTCTTTAAAGATCGGTTTATGACAGGTTATATTACGGTGATATACCCAAACATTTATGTTCCGAAATGGTGGGGCCGACGCGGGAAAAGATGGAATAGCATAGAATTAGAAACATTGGTGCACGAGTACATGCTCCTTCGTGATCGAAAAAGGCTTGGGTGGGTATATAATGTGTTATACCTGGCTCCGCAGATATTTGCTCTATTAGCCTTCGGAGCGTTTTGGGATCCATGGTGGGCATTGTGCCTGTTGTTCTTGTTACCAATCCCTAGCCCGACTCGTACCTGGCTCGAGTTTAGGGCGTACAAAATCGGATTGTTAACCAGATATTGGGTTTTATGCAACTACGAAGACAAATATGAAAAAAGGTATTGGGATTTTATTAACAAAGATGGAGTCAGTTGGGTTGTGAAGCAATTTTCTTCAAGTGCTTGTTATTATATGTTCCCCTTCGAAAGTTTTTTGAAAAAACGCTTTATAAAATCTTTAGAAAATGTTAAAATGAACAATAAATTATCTTCCGGAGTGATTGAGATAAGAAATATACTTTTAGGTTAGCGATGTTAGAAGAATATAACGAAGCGCTTTGGTTTTTCGCCGGCGTATTTTCATACAGGGTGTTGACCGGCCTGCTTGCGTATGGCCATATGGCGAACCTTGTTAGAACAGTTAACGAACAGGTTTTGAAGATGCTAAAGTTTGCTGCTGAGGAAATTGCTTTTGTGAGAGGAATAAAATATGTCACCATGTCGGAAGCTGGAATGGATGAAGACCAAATAAATAAGATAAAAGTTGTGGACGACAAGTCGTTCTACGTGTGGCGCAGTTCTTGTATAGCCGGCATGTTAACTAATTGCCCGAAGATATACAGGCACGTCATGAGTTATTCAGATTGGGACGAGGCGATGAAAGAGGTGGAAAGAATTTATAAAAGAGAAATTAATAAAGGAAAAGGTTATAAAATTGAAAAAAAATGAAAAAGAAGAAGTTCAAGAAACAGAAGAGGAGACTAAGGACAGCCTAGACCCGTCAGTTTTATTTTTGAATTCGCCCTTTGAGTTGGGAGAAGGAGATCCAGTCTCCAAACTGCGCGCCCTGAGTCTGTATGGAGAAGTTTCGGAAGAACGAACTGCAGAATTAATTTATTCAATGCTTTACCTGAAAGAAACTGGAGAGAATCCACTGGAGGAAGATGAATCTCAGGTGACATATGAGCCATTTAAACTGATCATCTCTACTTACGGAGGTTCTGCGGCCGAGATGTTCTCTGTATATGATATCATACGTATGATTCGCGCAGACTGTGAGATTCACACCATGGGATTGGGGAAGGTTATGTCCGCCGGCGTCCTATTGTTGGCGGCCGGCACAAAGGGCAAGAGAAAGATTGGGAAGAACTGCAGAGTAATGCTACACAGCGTTGTGGGTTCGAGCTATGGTTCGATTGATAATTTGGAAAATGAAATGGATGAGATAAAATGGCTGCAGGAGCAGCACGTTAAATGTTTGATTGAGGAAACAAAAATGACCAAGCGGTATATTAAAAAGCTTTTGAATAAAAAAGTAAATGTATATTTAACGGCTGAAGAAGCAGTACAGCTAGGCATAGCAGATATCATTATATAATTCAGAGGTAACCAGTATGGGAATTAGAGATATTAAAGATGGCTGGCTAAACTATATTAAATTTTTAACCAATAATCTAGTGTTTGAACCAGGTATGCGAGATATGACTCGAAGTAGAGCAGAGATCTGTATCGAATGTCCGGAACTTAAAACCATAGACAAGAAGGTCAAGTCGCTAAAGGGCCCTTCCCTCGAAGAAGCAAAGGAGCTACCTCTAGGCCAGTGTCTCAAGTGTGGCTGCGTTTTTCCCATGTTGGTGTTTGCCCCGGGAAAAAAATGCCCCCTTAAAAAATGGTAATCGATCCGCACACTTAAACAACTTGATAACTATTTATAAACATGACGCTAGAAGAAAACATAGAAAG